AGGTAATTACCGAACTCGGCACATTGTAACCGAAGTCAACCCCATAAACCACCTCACAATCTGACGGAAATTCTGCCGTTTTCCAGTGGGTGTAAATGATTTCCTGACTGGCACCCCTTTGACCCAAGCCAAACACCTTCCACAAATTAGGGTCGGCATCTTTTAGGCTTTCGATTTCCTCAACCTGTTCCTTTGGCAAAAAAGGGTTGTCTTTGTAGGTCGAATGGATCAAAATGTTGCCATCTTTGTCCGCTACCTCATAAACCCAACTCGCTTCGTCAACCGGGTTGAAGTCAAGAAAAATGGTCTTTTTGGTTCGTAGTGCCAACTGGGTGTAAATCGTAAACGGCAACAAATTTGCCTCATTGATGTACAAAATATCCCGACCCGGACCCCTGACCTTTCCACTATCTTCAGCCCCAAAAAACTCAATATATGAGCCATTGGGAAAGTTGTAAATGTTGTCGGTCTTATTGAATGCCTCGTCTGAATAAAGCCCAGCCTTGTCCAAAATCTCCAATATGTCCCTTCTTGCCCCTCGTTTCAAGTGGGGAAGGGATGGGGACACCACCGAAATTGTGACCTTCTCATTGTTCGCTATGTAAAGAGCTAAAAGTTGACTAATCGAATAGGTTTTCCCACTACGGGTTGACCCTTGGTTCGCCAACACCCGATATTTGCTCGAATCGTAGGCTTTACGATTCAGATCAAATACCTTGGTTTTCTTTATCGTTACTGTCCGCATCTTGGAATATCAATTTGACACCCCCCTCAACACGGACATCTTGTTCAACCTTGTCCCTCCAACCCATATTTTTCAACGCAAAAATCACCCCGGTTGGATTGTTTTCGTAAATCAATCGGCCTTCGTACTTTGATTCAATCTTATTCACCCCCTCTTTTAATATGTCGAAAAATTCGTCCCGTTGACGATAATTGTAAAGGGTTTGTCGGTCCATTCCAAGGAAAACGGCCAATCCAGCAATGGTTGGCTTTGGTTCAACCTCAAAGTATTCGTTGACCTTTGTTTGTAGTTCGTCTGCCGTGTATTTGATGGGTCTGCCTGCTGGCATTGTGTTTGTTTGTTAAAGGAAAAATAAACTAAAAAGTTTAGCTTACACTACACCTTAACGGACACAATATACTAAATAAATTGGAATTTATCAAATAAATATTTCCACAATCTCCTCCATTATCCCATCACCGCCCTTTGTTCTTAGGACATTCATGTCAGTCATTAGTTTGACTTCCGACTGCGAATTGTAAGGGCATAGCATGATTTTTGCCTTTCGGAGCATTGGAATATCCCAAGCCGAATCACCCACGGCAATATCGTATTTGAATGGGATTTCCTCCTTGTTTCTTAAAATGTGTAAGGTTGCCCCCGATCTTTTCAGATAGGATTCTGCCCCCGGCCAACTGGATGCCGTGACTAAATGGACTTCGTGACCGTGTGCGATTAGTTCCCGGATTCCGGCCAAGTCCCGGTTGTTGAAGCCCTTTGAGATGTTGCCGTTGTGATCCACCCAAATTTTGCCATCAGTCAGGCATCCGTCAATGTCAATGCAGAATATCATGACTTTTGTTTTATCCAAATATACCACCTTTTGCCATTTGCTTCAACAAACTCCAAATGTGTTGGCTTGGTGTCAATGACTGAAATGCTACCTGTTTGGTTTTTTAGGCAAAGGGTGTTGGCTTCAACTGAAATATCGTTTTGGTGAAAGCCCTCCCAGTTCTCAAATGTCCCCTCGTTTTCAAAGCCTTGAATAATTAAGAAACCACCGGGTTTGACCGCATCCATCATTTTGGAATATGCCAAAATGGGGTTTTGGGTGTGATCAATGGCATTTGAACAATGCACAATGTCAAACTCTGACTTAAACTCTAACTCCTCGGCCGGACACGGAATTGGTGCCGTCAATTTGTGTTTTGGGTAATCGAAAACCAATTTGTAAAGGTCGCCAAGTGGGTCGGCGGCAACCACATTGACCCATCCATTAAGGATTGACACAACCCCACTGCCAATGTCCAACACTGTTTCATGTGGAACACTTTTGATGAAATCGGCCACAAATTGATTCAATTCTGGGGTTTTTTTACGGGAAACCCAGCCATCGGAAAATCGTGTGCTTTGCACAAACCCTTTCCAAAAATTCAATTCGTGATAGATTCCGTGTAGTTCTTTTGTTGTCATTGTTTTATTATTTAGGCCAAAGTTTCTTTTCCCATCCTTTGCCCCACTTTTGGGTCATGTGGTTTTGGCTTATTGGTGTCCAATATGCCCTCAATTGCTTCCGGATGCGTTGAATGGGATGTTCATTCTCCGCATTTCTGAGGTAAATATGCCGAATTTGACACCCGTGATCCACTCCTACCTTCAACCCTTGTTCACGTACCCGGTAGGACCAGTCCAAATCCATGTAGTAGTAGGGCAACATTTCATCCAATGGATTGTCAGCAAATACATCGGCCCGAACCATTGGGGCAGTCCATTCAATAAATGGTGCCTCCTTTTCAACTCCTATTGGGTGCAACCAATGGCTTCGATGGTCACTGGTTGACATTGCCGGGTGTATTCCGGCCCATCCGGTACGTTCTAAAGTTTGGGCCAATTTGAATGGGACATCCGCATCAAATCGGATATTGGTAACAAACCAAAGGTAATCAACTTGCCACGTTGGGTCCATCAGGATTGAGTTGAAGGCCCGTGACATATTACCCACCCCGTCCCGGCTCACGATTTCGTAACTGATTCCGCTGGCTTGAATGTCTGCGAATGTTTGTTCCCATTCCGGCTCAAGGTACTCAAGTGCAACAATTAAGATTTTCATTGTGTTATGATTTGGTTGATTTTATTGATCCATTTGTCCCAAGTGTTTTGTTGGGCATATTCAAGGCAGATTTTGGCCTTTTGATCCGTTAATTTATGGGAAGATAGTGCAATTTTTGCCTCGTCATATAGCATTTGCTCATTGTATAGGCACCGGTAGGAGTTTTCCATAGTCAGGTCATCGTCCCCCATTTCAATTGCCCGAACGGTCACCGTCCCCTTGGTCATTGCCTCAATCGGGCTGGTTGACCGGGCATCCATCTTTGTTGCCTTCAATAATATTGTGGCCCGTTGATATAGACTATTCAATCGACCCAATTCGGGTTTGACATAATATTCGTCAACTGCTTCCGTCATTATCGTCAGTGGATTTGCCCCATAGCCCATCACTTTGTAGCCGTCTTCCTTTAACCGCTTGGCCACCTTTAAGGTAATCAAATCCGGGTCTTTTGATGGGTTTGAAGTCTGAGGGGATTCAATCAAAATGGTTTTGTAGTCTTTTATGTGTTCCAAAATTGGGAACTGATGCAAATTGATTCCATTGCCGATGTAGTGAGTTGGCCCAGTGCGGCCCCATTTTGTCGTCATTTCCTCAATATTCCAATGGCTAATTGAAAACATCGGGAATGGTGTTTGGTAAAACTTGGCACACATTTCGGCCCATTTGCGGTTGTCCGGTCGGAAATGGTGTTCCATCATTTGGACAAAGCCAAATTTTTTGGCAATCGGTTTGTCAAAATACTCCACCCCGTGTGGGCTGGTCACAATAAGGCAATCGCATCTTGTGAACACATAGGAGTTATTTGCAATCGGCACTTTAACGGGAAACCATTTACAGGCCCTTCGCTTGGCTTGGTCGAAAATGGTAACATGATGCCCTAAATCATGCAAATGGTTTGCCCATTCCAAAATCACACGGATGCCACCATGTATTGAATTGACATTGGGGCAAGTGATGACAATTCTCATTGTTCGTATTTTGATGGGGTGGGGAAATGCTCACGCAATAATTGGGTCAGGCCGTTACAAACCCCGTATGGGCCAATACTAAGCCATTTGCGGCCATTAATCTTGCCGACCCATTGTTCGTATGGCATCGGCTTATTGACCTTCAAATCGGCTAAAAACTCAAAGTTACCGACCTCATTCATTGTGTAGGCCGTTTTGATCACATACTCCTTTGACCAATCCAATCCTTCCAATGCCAAGTATTTGGCCCGCTGGTAAACAATTGGGGTGTGAATGTCAGTATAGTATCGATTGAGTCCACTTAGTTCAGCCGTGTTTTGTAATGCTCGTTTGTAGTTTCCAATGGCCTTTTGTCCCCATTCGTCAATGGTTCCATCGAACCAGTACCGGAAGTCTGCCACATCCATTTTGTCCATCAGAAAATGGTCATCGTTCCACATTATTGCCTTGTCAGAACATTCGGGGTGCCGAAATGCCTCAGCGACCTTTGAGTAAATGCTCAATTGCTTTTTGCCGGGCCGGTCCTCTTTTCTTATGTGGATGACATTGGTGACCCATTTGGGCAACCACCCCACAATGAAAACCTTGCCGTAGCCTTTCAGATTCTTTTCGATGGATCTGAGAGCATACCGCAACTCATTGTCTTGCCAACGGCTTTCAGTCCCGATCGGTAGGATAATATCCAATGATTCGTTTTTTAAGGATCAGGGG